TATAATTAGCTCTCAAGAAAAAGAAAAGCCCCACCAAATTAATGATGGGGCTGAATCTTTTTGTTATCGGATTTTAGCTATTAGCTAGAACCTTCCTCACCAAGGAGGCCGCGAACGATAACAAGACCATACATATCTGGTCGAACCATCTTCTTCGCGTAACGGGTCATAACACCCTTACGTGGCACGAAGTCTTCCGTACCGAAGATGGTTGGGGTGACCTGCAGTGGTACGTATGGGGCGTATACATAACCGCTCTCAAGGAACGATCCACCCTTACGGCCAATGAGGACCACGTTGCGTGGGAAGTAAGGATCAACAAAGACCTCAAACTTCTTGCTAAGAGCACCGACCTTCACAGCGCCGATATCACCCTTGTCAGCATCAGCAGTAACGCTTGCGCGGAAGCCGCTGGTGAACTCAAGGATATTGGCAACCTCTGGGGAGCAAACAACAAAGTTTGCGCCACCGCGAAGTGTCTTTCTGTGGATCTGAGCGCTAACGTCGTTGATAGTCTCAATGAGTGTCTCATACCACTCACTGACAGTACCGGTGAAGTCAGGAGCTGCAGAAGCAGCACCAAGCTCAGTACCCTTGCTGTTAACAAACAAGCCTGGAGCGCGGCTCCAGAAGCGAGTGCCGGCAGCAGCTCCCTGTATAAGATCTCCTAGGATTTCCTGATCGATCTCAAGAGCAATCTGCTCAGAGAGGATGCCAGTCAGCTCGACCTCTGCATCAAGGTTGTGGTATGCGTTGAGATCCTGTCCCAACTCAGGGGTCCACTTAGCCTTGAGCTTTTTGGTCTCTGCGGTAACAGCAATGCTGTCGACCTTGATGTCAATCTCAGGGATCTTCGATGGTTTCATTCCCTTGATGGAACCGTCACCAGCGCCTTCAAGGCCCCATTCTTGAGCACCAGAAACCGCACCGACATGATCGGTATTAACAAGATTATCCCTAACTGGATAAATTAGCTGCTGCAGAGTGGCGCCGATGTCGCCATCAAATGTATCCGTCGCCTGGACAACAACCATCAAGTGATTGCCCTTCGAAGCCTTGACCTCATCTCCGCTAGCGTTTAAGTACCCATTGCGCGTCAACCTTCTTACGATTTGAGCGCCGGTACCGGTGGTGCCGGCACCCGTGAATGCAGCAGGAACACCTGCCGTACCATCATCGCCGACATGCATAGCTGTCAACGCGCCGAAATCGATAAGCTTAGAAACTGCATCCGTCAAACGAATAACGAATGTACCAACATAATCGTCTGGTCTAGAAAGAATGTCAGGATCAAATCGAATGACCTCTTTCTGAGCCTGCGTGAGGGCCGAAACCTTAACACCAGCTGCACCTAGAGGGCAATCCGCCGTAGTCCAAGAAGACACGTCATGCAGTCGTGCTGCACCAACGACGGTACCTGGATTATTACCGGCGGCGTCGGCAAGCGCCAACGAACCGGTTGCGCTAGTATAACCTGTTCCCAAGTTGTAAAAGCCACCTGGGCCGGCTGATGCACCAACTGCATTGGTAGCGTCTGGTGCCGGATTAAGATCCACACCTCCGGTAACCTGACGACCGACAACGTTGCCACCATATAGTGAGTCGCCTGCGGCGGAGCCGGCTCCACGAGCGTCAGAATGTGTAAAGTCAAGGAAGAAAATGAGACCACTTAGTAGACTCATTGGCTGTACCGAGACCAAATCATTTGCGATAAGCCCACCGAATACACGACGGACAATTGGGAAAGCAACCGATGCGAAACCTTCGACATCACCTGCTGCCATACTTGAAGCCTCACGGAGAAGCTCCTTAGCCTGGTTCTCAAGGAGAACGGCCATATTATTCTTGTGAGTATCGTTGCTGAGTCCCTCTAAAAGACCAGTCTTTTCCCATTTATTGAGAAGAGCTGCTCCTTCCTTCGAAACATCGCGGCGAACGATACCTTCTGTTAGTTTTTTTAAAACAGACATATTGTTAAAACCTCCTAGTTATTTTGTAATTCCAGCTAAACGCTGGAGGCGCTCGGAAAAGGGGTCTGTTGAATTAGTGTTTTCCCTATTTCTTTGCGAATTAATAAGTAATGAAGAATTTCTATTGACTGCTTCGCTTAGTGATTTCGGCACAGAACGCTTTTCTGTACTTCCCACGGTGCTTTGAAGTGTTTCATAAATAACCTTCGCTTCCTTAGTTGTGCCGGCCTTGGCAATTGCTTCGACAATTTTTCTTTTTTGTCGCTCATTCAGGGAGGAATTTTCAAGGGCCTTGTTAATATATAAAAGCTTCGCATTTGAAACGTTTACA